GGCGGATGTACTGCTCACTGCAGCCCGCGATTTTCGCGGCTTTTGCCACCGAAACCCAATCATCTTGGACGGCCATCGCGATCATGCCCCAATCGTAGTAGCGGAGCCGCAACAGTCAACCGCGTACTGCAAGGCGAAAACCCGCTTTCTTGCCAACCGAAACCCTGCTGCCGTAGGCTGACTAGTGAACAGAATTCGAATGGAGACGATGGGGACTCACATTTGTACAGCATGGCACAATGCCGCCACCACAGGAGGCAAACATGGATAGGCTGATCGACATTCTAAACGACGACTACGGGCCGCTGCGCGGGTTGAAGCCGAAGGCACACCTTCAGTTTCGGCTGTCTATCGAAAAGTTCCGCGATCATCTGGGGCGAGACCCGGTGGTCGCGGATTTGACGGGCGTGACGGTGCAGCGGTTCCTGTCAGCCAGAAAGGACAAAGTGTCCGTTGCCACGGTCGTCAAGGATAGGACGCACCTCTGTGCGCTATGGAACCACCTTTTCAGGCTCCGGCGGGTCGATGTCGCCCCGTCAGCCGTCCTCCCGCCTATGCGTGCCCCGAAACGCATCCCAAAGGCTTACAAGTCCGAAGAGGTGTCAGCCATCATTCGGGCCGCCCTGGCCTATCCTGGGGGCGTAGCGGGCAAGCCAGCGAATCTCTGGCACGCCTCGCTGATTCGGGCAGCGTTCGAGACTGCGGAGCGCATCGGCGCCCTGCTTGCCGTCGAGTGGCGCGACGTGGATCTCGATGAACGCGTGATCCTGCTCCGCGCCGAGAACCGAAAAGGCGGGTATCGCGACCTCTTGAGGCCGATTTCGTCAGAGACGGCCGCGTGGCTGAAGAAACTCCGTCGTGGATCGGCAGACAAAGCCCTAGTCTGGGAGTGGGACCGCGACCCAAATCATATCTGGTATCACCTCAAAGCCATCTGCAAGCGGGCGGGCGTCCAGGCTCGCGGCTACCACGGCTTCCGAAAGTCAGCCGCCTCGTATCTGGCTGCCGCCGGGGGGCTGGGCGAGGCCGCCACGGCCCTCGGACACCACTCGCCTACAACAACCGCCACCCACTACGTCGATCCCACGATTGCCAAACCGTCACGGAGCTACGTGGATATGCTGCCTCGCATCGAATTGTCGGATCGGGCTTCCGGCGAGCCCGACGACTCCGAAGCCCAGGCGAGGGAGGCCGCGATGCGGGTCGGGCATTGTCGAGGGAAGGATCTAGGCGAGGCTGGCCTCCCCTGCCCTGCCCGTGGCCAGCAGGAGGAACTGGCGGCCGCAGACGGGGTGCCACCGGCCCTCTCGGCGCACTACCGTTCCGGGTTCCTATCCGGGTGGTCGGCAGCCCAGGAGTCGGCAGGCTAACCCGGGCGCGGTGGGGGTCGCAGGCGGAAAGGACGGACGCCGCGACCTCTCCCACCGGCCCGGGTCATTGCTCCGCTGGCCTCTGGATGTTGTCCCTCGCCGCCAGGATCGCCAGCAGCCGCTCCCGCTCTTCGAGCAGTCGCCCGATCATGCGTGCGGCCGTGCCGTTCGTCGCGGTCCACGAGTTTGCTGGGCCAAAACGGCCGACGAACAGCCACGCCTCTTGCGCTTCGTCCTCGGAGTACGGCACGCGTTGCTGGATCACTCGCTCTCCTCTTGATAAAGCAGGAGGGCTAAGAGCGAATAACTCGCGAGGTCGAGCAAATTGTCAGTGACCGACTCGTGCGGCAAGTTCCCCGTCTTATTGAACACGGCGAGCCGCGTCACCTTGTCGCTGAGTCGCACCATCGCGCCCTGCCACGCCGGGATCCCGACGAACTCCGCACCGCGGCGGATGTTCAAGAGCGGGTCGGTTCCATCTGGGCAGCCGTACCCGGCGCTCTTGCTGATGTGAAGCTCGCGGAGCGTGTCGAGGAGATCGAAATACTTCTGCGAGACAGGATGCACGTCCGAGGCCCGCATCACCCCGTCGCCTCGGAATGTGGCGGCTGCCTGCAGTTCGGCCAGCGTGCCAGAGAATTGCTCAACGAACTCGTCACCCGCGCCCGGACGCGGCTGGCACTTGCCACCGTCGCAGCACCCTTCCCGCTTGTAGCCACGAAGCTTCGGATCGTCGGCGGGCGTGTTGTCGAGGCGGTCGCGGACGGCAGAGCGGAGGGCGTCGTTGGCTTCGGTGAGGCTGGGGCTCATTGTTGTCCTTTCGGCGTTGCGATGTGCATGGCAGTGAGCCCCCCGTCGGGCTCGTAGATGAATGTTTCGCACGCCTGTCTAGCGCCGATGAAACCATTGACGGAGTGCCAATCGTCAGGCGGGCAGACCGTCGGTGCCGTCCGCACGATCACACCGTCGAGAGTGTCGAGCGGTTTGTTGTGCTCCGCAGCTTGGTGGTGAAGGTGGCCCGTGTGCCACTCGCGATAGACGCTGCCGCTCCACGCGTCCTTTTGCTCCAAGGCCATGATCTGCGGCAACTTCTTCCGTGCCCGGTGGCCGTGAGCGAAGCCGAGCAAGTTCTTTCCGTGCGTCAGGTATTGCCGACCAGTGAAGTCAGGTTTGATCGTGATGTGTTTTGCGTTGCGGAACCGCTCACGCATGATCCGTTGAAAGGCCCAACTTAAAACCTCATCGTGATTTCCGTTCACGATGAGCACGTCTGTCGGCACGTCGGCGGCCGACCGTTCGACAATCCCGAGCAGGCAATCGCTCGCCACGTCGATCACTTTCTGCAGCCGTCCGTCACGCTCTAGCGGCGTGCCTCCGGTCGTTGTGCCCGCGGGCGTGTCGAAGTGAAACAAGTCGCCTAGGAACGCGATCGTGCGACGCGCTGGTGCATAGGCCGCACCAGCCTGGAGCAGTTGCCCCGTCACGTCGGTGACGCGCTGCTCCGCGATGCCTAGGTCGTAGTCGCTGCCGCCGGTAGTCTGGGACCAGGAGTAAGCCCCAAAGTGAGTGTCGCTGACGACCATCACTTGCCACAGCCCGGGCTCTCGCCTCTTCGGCTTTTGCGTCTTCGGTGAGGCTCGGCGGATCGTGCGGGCGGCCGCCGCGATCATTGCTTCAACCACCTCATGCGTCGTCGGCCCAGCCTTCGGCCGCAGTCGCACAAACACCCGGTGCAGCTCAATGCTCCCGCCTTCGCCGTCTCCCGTCTCCCACTTTGTTGCCTCAGATGCAGCCACTTCAAAACGCTGCATATCGGCTTCGATATGGGCGAGCAAATCCTCGACCGTCTTGATCCGTCTGCTCGTGGAGCGGGCTTCGAGCGAATCGCCGTCTTGCCGCTGCGTGACTTGTTCGGCGTCAGCACTGGGCTTCGGTGGCGGGAGCTTCGCGGCCACGCTCTCGGCTAGCGTCTTCCTTCGAGCCACGAGATGACTCCTTGTAGGCCGCTGGTCTTCCACCCGCGCTCGCGAGCGGCGTCCATGATCGCGCGAGCGTAGGCTCGTTTCTGGTGCACGTCGTGGTTGAACGCCTGACGCACACGCTCCAGTTCAGCCTGGGCATCCGGCTGGAGTCGTTCAAACCACGTCAGGAACCCCGGGCTGCGGTTCTTCGCCCGGGCGAGCACGTCATCCAGCAGGCTCGGTGCCTTCGCCTTCGCCATGCGTCGTCACTCCTTTGGCGTGAGGGTGTAAAGCATCGCCAGCACACGCCGCTGCACGCGGGCCGCCTCGGTTACGGCCTCCTCTGAGATGTTCGGGCCGAGAGCCGCGTGGAGCAGCTCGTGCAGGATCGTTTCGACGCGCGACCAGCCGCGTTGTTTGTCGTCAATGAGGATGCGGGGGCGGGCTGAGTTGTCGAAGAACGTCCACCCGGCGGCGTCACCTTTGAGCGGGACGAAGCGCAGAAGCCAGCGCTTGCCGTCAATCGTGATGTGGTGATCCTCCGGCATCGGCGTCCCTTTCGCCCGTCACCGTAGCGGGGGCGTCAAGCCGTGGCCCGCTTGGCGTTCTTGATCGCCCGCTTCACCAGCACCCTACCGGCGGCGTCAAGGAACGGCAGCCCGCGAGCCTTGGCTTCCTCTCGCATCACGGCCACCACCTCGTCGATGCGCTCTGGCCTGCTGCACTCGTCGCAGCCCCAGGCGTCCATCTGGGCAGCCTTCGCACGGCAGGCGCAGGTCGGCGTGGGCTCAATGCCGAACCGCTTGAGCAGCTTGGAAAGCTCCGTGCCCGGCCCGCCACTGACGCGCCCGGTGAGGCGGTCGTGCGCCGCCTCGTAGTCGGAAAACGCCCGGCAGGCCGCCATCGCAGACTGCGTGGAGACGATCACCAGACGCCCGCAGTGCGGGCATGAGGCGTCAAACTTGCCGTCGTCGCGGGCGGCGTAGTCGAAAGCGCAGAGCGTCATTGGATTGAGATGGATACGCTCGGAAGGTTGCAGCGCCGGTAAGCAACCGGCGGCGCGCTCGGCTCAATTCCGCAGCCGCCCGCTGGCGGAGAAAGGCAGTTCGTGGCGTTGTCTTGCGGGTCTTGATAGCGGAATGGGTATTCAGTCGGCAGCGGCAGATTGGTTTTCGCTTGATATTTTGTCCAGTTCAGTGGGTTTCCCTTGCAAATCGCTGGCGGAAGAGGCTCGGACACCACCTCCTCATAGATCCGCGTAACGTAGGCTCCTTGGTTTGTAATCACGAAGCCGTTGAGCTGACGCTTGTAATACTCGCCAGGCCACTCAACAACGGCTTGCGAAATCACGCCGCTTGATTTGTAGTAGATGCCGCCGTCGTAGAGCGTTGCGGAAATGATTGCGCCGTCTTCGTCTACGCTGACCGTGGCGTATGCAGATGACTCTGCCTGTCCGTCTGCCACTACGAATTCAATCTCCTCGTCTTGCGTGTAACCGGAACCGCCATTGGTGACGCTGACGGAACTGACGTACCACATCGGAAGCCCTGTCCACCAATCGACGCCCTGCGCAAGTGTGACCGAAAGGGTTGCGCCGCTGCCTTGCGTGCTGCTGAACATGGACGCCGCCACTGTTGGCTGCACCCGCGTGCAAGAGAAGAGCACCGCAGCGCCCTGCTCTGCAACGCCGCACGTCCCAGGCGCAATCGCCAAGTACCCTTGCGCCGGGTAACCGCTGCCGCCATTGGTGACGGAGACAGAGCCGACGCCCCACGTCTCTGGATCGCCTCCGTTGGAAGTTGTTGACACGGTGAACGCGGCACCGCTGCCAGAGCCCGATGCGACAGAAGCCGTGAGCGTTGGGGCGATGCGCGCCACGTTGGCGTAGGCCGTAGCCGGTGTATCCACCACAACATCAGCACCAGACACCGCGAACGAAACGGGCTGCTCGTGCTCAATGGCACAGTCGCCGGTGATGACGTTGATGGCAGAAACGCCCCAGTAGATTTCGTTGCGAATCATGCGCTGCGTTGTCGCAACCTCTAGCACGGCGTTTCCGCATGCCGCCGTTATGGAAGGCTGCGAAACTGTGCGCTGAACACGAAAACCGGAAAGGCCGAACTGCGGCAGTTGTGTAAATTGCGGGAAATTCACGCTTAGGATTTTTCCGGCGTTCGCGCCCTGGTCAGGGAAGCCGATTGTGTGAAACAAATCCATGATCGGCGGCGCAGGGATGTTTTCCCAAAACAGGTGAATCCTTGTTGCCTGCATGCCTGGTTGATAGCCGTTTCCTCCGTTGACCACCGTCACGCCGAGGATGCTCCAAATCGGCCGCCCCCAGCTGTCTTCGCTTTGCTGCATATTTAGCGCGAGCTGTGCGTCGCGACCGAACGCCGACTCTATCTCGAAGCGATAGCGCGGCTTAAGCCGCTGCCTGATTTCTTGGACGTATAGTTCTTCATTTGTGCCAATTAAAGAAACTCCCGTCCGGCCGTTCCACGTCCGCCTTACATAAGCCTGCGGACCTTCCACGCCGTTCAGTGAAACAGTCACCTCTGCCCCAACCGTCTCGCCGTAGGCGGCGGGCGTAGAGTCCAGCGTAAAGCCAGGGCTAATCGGCGCAGCGAACGCGATGCCGACGCGCCGCAGCGGAAAGGTGCCGCCAAGTTGTGGCAGCGGCGTTCCGTCAAGTGTGCTGCTCGTGAGATTTGAGGATCTACCAGATGAGTGGAAAAAACCGAAAAAGCAGTTTGGGTACGACAGATCCCATATCCTTTCGTCGGTGCCAGACGGGCACGAAATCTGCACCTGCTGCACGCCGTCCGAACGATAGATCACCGACTGCAAGCCGCCGCCGCCTGGGAAACTGGCGGTAATGACGGCCTGCGTCAGTTCGTCGGAGCAGTAGGGGCGACTGCACCTTGGACCGCAACAGCCGCACGATCCAGGGAGAAACATGATGCACCTAGCACTGAGCGGCGATGAGATACCACGTCCCGCCATCCTTCGCGATGGCGCATGCTCGCGACGACGTGCCAGTGATGCTGGCAAACAGATTCGTGGCATTGATCGTCACGGTTGTGCCAGCAAACCCCACTGCCTTGGTCGCGCCAACAGCCCACGCCCCAGAGAAGTTGCCTACGCGGAACACTCTGCCCGACTCAGCACCAATAGAGCCTGGTGGCGTTCCGCCCAATTGCGTTCCAAACGTCAGCGGCTTGCCCTTGGGGGCCGCTAGTTCGATGGCGCGCACCACGCCAGCAATCCGCTCGGCGCTCTCGCGCGTGAACTGTACGGCGTCGCGGGCAGATGGTGTCATGAGGGCGGCGTACCAAAGAGATCAAAGAAATCAGATTCTGGGAACACGCGGCGATTCAGGATCGCAGGAGCCCCAGCCGCAACGCCGCCCGTACCATTTAGGGCCACAGGGTTTGGCGACGGAACCCATTGATCGTTTTGAAAATCAAACACGGTGGCCCGCTGCTTCTGCACGCCGCTGATGAAATTGAAACCGATGTCTGGCAGCAGTAAGTTGTGGCCACTTTGGCGATAGACCAGCGTAGCCGTCGCCTTCCAGTAGCTAATCATTGCCCCGCCGAAGTCCTCATATTCATACGAGACGTTGACGCCTGCCACCTTGAGCGTATGCGCAAGGCACCCAAGGTACTCGGCATCATTGACGTGGTTATTCGCCTCGTACCACTCGCTGGGAAAACTCCCAAAGTTCTTCTGCACCGTCGCCCGCACGACGCTTTCCTCAGTCATAAGGCCGGGAAAGAAATCGAATGCCGAATTTGTCAGCGGGTACTTCGTGCTGTTGCCGGTGCCGTCGTAATAGAAGAGGGCCGGAACCTCACCTTGCCCGCCTTCAAAGTTCCAGACGGCAGGCCGCGAGATTGGCGTGAGCGCTTCCTCATCGCGCACGGTGCCGTACTCGGCGACGACCTCGACGTGGTAGGGAGAGCCCTCATAGCCTTCGTTGATCCAGACCTTGCGGAGTTTCCACGAGGTTAGGTCTGGGTGCTGCACACCAAACGTTGAGGTGCCAGTGGCTGTCGTCACCTGGGCAAATGTCGTTTCCGTACCCGTCGTTGTGTTGTCGCTCAAGACGCACACCCAGCGCCGCTTGGCGATCATTGAGCGCCCGATCTCGCGCTCATACGTGCGCGCTAGCTCTTTCGTGGAAACAACTGGCATGCGTCACCCCATTCTCGCCGCGCCGACAATCGCCACGGGCTGGTTGAAGTAATTCGATGCGGCACCCGTGATGCCCGATGCGATAGCGTTGAGCAGGCGCGTCTGGAGCCGGGCCTCGATGAGCGCCGGGTCTTGGGCCTGGGCCGCCACGTCCTGCACGAGCGCTTGCCCCTCGGCGGTGCGAATGTCAGCGACGTTCGCGGAGGCGGTCGTGGGCCGCGTCAGCGCCTCCATCCGGCGGGCCTGCTCCTCCGCGACGCGGGCGCTCTGGGCCAGGGCGGCGTTCGCCCCGGCGTAGGCGTTTTGGAAGCCCGAGAGGAAGGCGTCGTTTTGGCGACTGATGAGGCTCTGGAATTGCTGGGCGGCTGAGGTGCCTTGCTGGAATTGCTGAACGGAGATGCGTTCGGCCTGCTGACGGCCGTCTATGATGCGCTGCTCGGCACGCTCTGCCTGTCTCAGTTGGTTCAGGCGGGCGACGCCAGCACGAAGCCCGCGCATGTCGCCGGTCTCGCGGGCGTTCTCGCGGGCCGCCTCAAGCGCCCGCTCTTGGGTCTTAATGCGATCCCGAATCGCTTGGATGTTCAGTTCGGCCTGCTTCTCGCGTTCCTCGCGTTCCTTCACCGCTTCAAGTTCAGCCCGCTGGCGGTTGTCCAACTGCGCCGCGAGAATCTGATCGACCCGATTGTTGGCGTCGATCTTCGCTTGGAAGACGAGTTGCGCGTTTTCCTGCTCCCGCCGCTTCAATTCTTCAAGGCGGGCCACGTTGTCTTCAAAGAGTTTCTGCTGCTGGGCGACCAATCGCTGATACACATCGACCGCGAGCCCGCCGGGCTGCCGGGCCAGCGCTTGCGCCCGCGCGACGCCATCCTCCAACTGCTTGGCCGCGATGGCCCCGGCGTTGCCGAACTGCTCCACCTTCGTGATGAGTTCGTCAACGGCCCTGTCGGTCTCTTGAAACGCCGGGCTGAAACCGCCGGTAAAGCCCTGCTCAGTCGCCTGCTGTAGGTCTTCGGCTGCCGTGCGTAGCCCTTCGACGGACGCGAGCCGCGCCCGGGCGGCCGCCTCGTCTTCGTTGCGTCGCTCAATGATGGCGGTGTTGATCTCGACCTCAAGACGGGCCTGCTCTTCGGCATAGTCGAGGATCTGCTGCTCAAGCGTCGATCTCTCTTGCGTTGCCTTGAGCAGTGCGTCCACGCGAGCCGACGCCGCGCTAGAAATCTGTGCGTTGCCGTTGGCAATCTCCCGCTGTTGCTCGGCGATCTTCTGGAGTTGCAGGATGCGCTCGTCGCCAGCCCTTGCCACGTCGCCGAACGGGTTGACCCCCGCGATTTCCTGCCGCACGCGGGCGATCTCTCGCTCCAGCCGCAGCACATTCTGCGCGGCTTCGGCCCGCTGGGTGTCGCCGTCGAAGTTCTGCAAAATCCGCTGCTGCTCAATGAGCGCGTCGGACGCGTCGCGGTCGGCCTGCACCTTGCGGCTGACCTCCTCGGCCGCGCGGCGGGCGAGGTCGATCTGCTGACGATATTGCTCGTTAGCCCGCTCAATCGACTTTGAGAACGCTGTCTCGTCAATGATTCGCTTGTTGAATCGCTCCCGCAGCCCTTCGACCACGCGGTCGTACTCGGCAAACGCACGAGCACCGGCCACGCCGAACCGCTCTGCCTCAAGCGAGGCACGCGAGAGTTGTTCGTTGACCGACTTCATCGCTTGGTCGAAGTCTCTGGCGAAGCCACGCTCCAGCGGCTTCTCCGCCTCGCGCCGCACCTTGCCGACGGCTTCCGTCGTTTTCTCGGCGGTGCCAAACACGAAGTCGATGCTGTTGTTGATTTGCTCAAACGCAAACCCGACGATCTTGAGGCCGTCGGCGAAGCCGTCGATGAAGGGCTGGGCCACACGGAGCAGGCCAGTGAACACCCGCGAGGCGGTGCCGAAGAACTCGGCCAGCGCGCTTGTGCCACTCGCCACTGCGTCGATGAACGGCTTGAGCGTCGTCAGCGACAGACCGGCAAGCGATGTTTGTAGGTCATCAAACGCCGACCCGAGCGTTGCGATCAAGTCGAAGTCGGCACTACTGAGGGTCGCGCCGAACCGAGCGATCGCGCTCTCAGCCTCCGTGAACGCACTGAAGCCACGCCGCAGCGTCTCACCAGACTTGCCCAGCAAATCGACTTGCAGAGCCGACCGGCGGGCGGGGTCTTCAATCTTCGCTAGAGCCTCGGCGGTTTGCTCTGCGAGCTGCACCGGAGTGCTGTTGGCGAGCGATTCCTGCGAGATGCCCAACTCGCGGAACGCCGCAGCGGCTTCGCCGGAGCCCGACCGGGCCTTGTCGATCGTGACGGCGAACTTCTGGACGCCGCTCGCCAGAGCATCGACCGACGTGCCTGTGCGGCGGGCCGCCTCGTCCAACACCTGAATCGTCTGGAAGTCTGTCCCGGCCTGCTGGGCCGCGAACCCGAGAGACTCAACGCGGCCTTCAAGATCCCGCAGCCCGGCGATGATCGAAGCCGCAGCGGCACCAAAGCCAGCGATGGCGGCCACGCCCAGGCCGACGGGCGTGGCGAGGGCTCCGAACGAACTGCCCAGCGTCTCCACCGAGCGATTCAGGCCACCGGCCGCGAGTTTCTCAAAGCCCTGCACGGCACCCGAAAGGGCCGACACACGCCCAGCGACGGCCCCCAGGTTCCCGGGGAGCAGCGACAGAAGCCCGCTCAACTCAGATAGTTGTAGATTGGCCTGACGACTAGCGGTGGCAAATGAAGCCTGCGAGGCACTGGCGACAGCGTTGGCCTCCGACAACTGCGTGAGCGACGCCGCGGCTCGCTCAATGTCGAGCGTTCCGTCTCGGGCGTTCTCTGCCAGCAACCGAATGAACCGGGCGGCATCCTCCGACGATGACAGGTCAACGCCCGCGAGCGAGGCCAGGGCACGCTCGAACGTCGGCCCCTCAATGGCACCGGCCCGCAACTCCTCAACCAGTTTGGCGATTTTGCCCGCGGCGGCTTGCTGCTCCGTGGCGTACTGCGCCGTGGTGCGGATGCCACGCTCAAAGACATCGGCGGCCCCCTCCGCCTCTTCTCTCAGTTGTCCGAACGCCGCCGCGAACTCTTGCGGTGCGATTTCACCTTTCTGCAACTGCTCGGCGAGCCTGTCGAAGCGCTCTGCAAACTCCTCCTGCGCCCGTGCCGCGGCCGCCGATGCCGCCGTGAACGGGGCGAAGACGGCCGTTGCCCGCTCGGCCTGCGCACCGATCCTCTGCAGCGCCTTGTCAACGGGATCAAGCGACTTCGCGAGCGATGAGGCATCGCCCGTCACCTTCAACGCGAGTCCGAGGATCGTAGACATCAATCAACCCCGAGCGCCTTTTTCAAATCCAAAATCACGTCGCGAGCCTGGGCTGGATGCTGCGGCGGCTTTTCGATGGGGTTGAAATCCGAAGCCGGTGGAGTCTTGCCTTTCGCACAGTGCGGTGCGAGCACCGCCGACACGACAAGGCCCGTCTCCGCCCAGGAATCGGGGATCGCCTCAAAGAACCGCGTGTAAGCCTTCCATTCCGTAAACTCGCGACTCGACATCCGAGCCATCAACTCCGCCACCGTCATCTTCAGGTGCCCGGCGAGCGCGAAGGCGAACCTTCGCGTCTCGGACACGTTCAGCCTTTTCCCAACTCCTCCACATCGCCCTCCGACATCGCGTTGTGTTTCATCGCTCGGTCGAAGAGTCTCGTCATCACGGCGGCGCTCTTCTTGCCGAGCTTCTCAATCTGCTCGCGCGTAAAGAGGAGGTCGCCCTTTTCGTTGCACAGCACCCGCTGGAGGTACTCCGTGCGGAAGTTTTCGATGCCCGTTTCGCGCTTGCCGATCCACATCCGTTCGTAGGCGTCACGCTCGGCAACGGTCATCACGCGGATAAACACCGATCCGCCCCACTCCTTGACCTTCACTTCAAGGAGGGAGGCGTCGTCGGCGGCGAGGATCTGATCTGCGGAAAGGCTCATTTGTTTCACTCCATTGCGATGCGGAAGGTGGCCGCGTAACGCGCGACATCGTTCACCTTGCCAGCCATCTGCAGCGATTCGCAAATCGCCTTAGTCGAGTAGGTCAGGCCGCCACCCTGAATCGACAGCGTGGCTTTCTTCCCGTACTCAGAGACTGCAATCGCGGCAGTAGACAGGCACTTGAGTGATATAGTGCCTGCGTCAAGCGACCACGTGCTCGCGCGTGCGAGCGGCAGGCCGCCGCCCACGCGGGTGTCGATCTCGGTGACCTCACCGAGAGTCTGGCCGCTCCACGTGACGCTGACCCCCGTGCATACGTTCGCCATGACGGGCCTCCGTCAGACGACTAGCGTGCAATGCGGACCGTAGCCTGACCGCGGATCGCGTCGTTCGTCGCCAGCGTCAGCGTCGAGGCGTTGACCGTGTAGGCCACGCCGCTCAACAGATTCACGCCGCCAGTAATGATGGTGCACGTGCCGGTCGCGCCGTCCGAGATGATGTCGCGGCCGAGGTAGTCAAACTGCACGGAGCGCCCCGTGTCGCTGACGCTGCCCTTGAGCGGGCGGTCGATGGTCGCAAGCTGGGCACCAGTGGTCAGACCCAAGTGCGCAACGTCGATCTTCTCTTGGTCGGCATTCGGGTCGGTGTACGAAATGACGATGTTCGTGACCGTGTAGAGGTTCGCGCCCAGGCGAAGCGACGTTCCGGTTCCGTCATGCGGGGTGGCTGACATTCCTAAATCTCCTTCCAGATGATCGAGTAC